GGCCTCGGGCCCGGGTCAGGGCCTGGGCCCGAGTCCCACTCTACGTCCCATGTGCCTACCTGATTTGGGATCCTGATAATGCTGGACGGGTCACGCAGGTTTCCGGCTGCATCGGCATACTCCCAATGCGTATGAATGCCCGTTACGTAACCGGTCTGACCCTGTGTGCCGATAAACTGCCCCTTGGAGATTGTGTCGCCCACGTTCCAAATCTGCGAGGCAAAGTGTGCGGCCCGCCATGTCGTGCCGTCGGCCATCCGTACCTTAATCATGTTGCCCCACGACTGATCGCCCGAGGTGCTGCCATTCCAGTGTTGAGCCACGACCACAACGCCCGACTCGGGCGCGTAGGCTTTATGATCTCCGTGGACTGTGTCAATGCCCCGGTGAGGGCTGCCATCCTGGTATGCCGGATAACCGGCGGTCACTCTGATTGGCGACACGTCAGTAATACACTGTTTATATACTGCCATTGTTTACGCCTCCTACTCTAAAAAGAATCCATTTTTCATATAGCTTTTAATGCTGTCAATCTCGGCGGCTGTTGCGGTTAATGCAATGTCGGGGTCATCTACCATAATGAACCCCGGTATACTGAACAGCTGGACGCGCTGGCAAAGGGGCCTACCGTGGTCCTCGTTGTTGTCGTCCACAAGAATTTTAAAACGGGCAACTATATAAGGGATTGTATCAAAAGCTATTGTGGACCCCGTTGCGCCCTTGCTCGCTACATCTGCATTAGTTGCCTGTGCAGCATTTAAAATACCATTTCCAACGTCAGAAATAGAACCACCGGATAACGCGGCCTGTAGACCTCCAAACGCAGCAGCAATACCGGTTTGAAGCAGTCCGTTGTTACCTGATGGGATGCCAAAAGTAATATTAGATAGTTGAATAGAAACACCTAATTTTGCTGTCGTTTCGTGTACTAACTGATTTGCGTTGGTGAATATACGTAAAATACTGTCGCCGGTAAAAAGGTCAACCATATATTGTATAGATAAGGTGACAGCGCCCCACAGTTTAGATGCGTCAAGAGGTATCACTCCAAAGGGCTGCAAGAAGATAGTGTAGTCCGTGTAGGGGGAGGCATTACAATACCCTCCGCGGCTTGCCGCTTGAGGGTGCTTCGGGATACTCACGCTCGCCGATTTTGTTAATTTGTTATTATCTTCTCCCAAAATCCAGCACGGGACGTCCACCGACCACCACCCCACATCGACACTAGAAACAAGCGGTAAATGCGCTGTGAGTTCGGCGATGTCAAATGGAAAGTAATTGCAACTTACGATATACTGATAGGGATTAAAAAGGACCTTTGTTAAATTGTCGCTAATTTCTGAATTGTCAATACTAAGGTATGACACATTAGTCAGCAATTTTGCAGATAGTTTTTTGGCATTTGTAGGGGTCATTACTGCATATGTAATAGCCCCAATGGAGTTTGCGGCTTTAGCTATAAACCCAATAACAAAGAATCCCCCGCTAATTGTTTCCGAAAAGCCACCTTGAAAAGCGGTTGTTACACTTTGCACTTTAGCCGATGCCGGGTAGAGTCCATCTGAAATTGTACCATCATACCGCGCCGACGATCTTGTGACATACTCCGTACTATTGCCGATTTGGTCGCGATAGCTTGCAAGAGTGTCAACAGTCAGCGACGCATTCCAAAGCCCGTCCGAATATGTCCAGTTCTTAACCCAGTAGTAACGGCTGAACGCGGGAAGGTAGCAATAATTGAATCCGGTGGGGTCGCTCTGGGTTGCGATCTTGATCTCGGGGTCAATGATATTACAAGGGGCTTTAAGGTCAATTCCAAACCCCTGCCCACCGCTGGGCCGCTTTGTGCTGTTTGTGCGCTTTGCAAACTGATAAAAGGTAGCTTGCATTTTGCACCTCCTATAAAATAACCGGCGGGCAGATGCCCGCCGGTATTGGTCAGGACTTAGAGGGGTCTGCGTCCTTATACGTGGTGGTTTTCAGGGTGGACGCTCTTGCCGCATTGGTAGCTTTCGGGGCGGTGACGTCGCCGGAGGTCAGCAGGAACAGAACGGAGTTCTCGGTGAAGTCATCGTACCACGACCAACCGTAGTGATACCAGAAATTTGTGTAAAGGCCGCGGGCGTTCATGGGGGTCGGGACCACCCGAGACAGCTTCGGAGTGTAGCCGATGGCATCCCAGTCCAGCAGGCACCCGAACACATTCGACAGCTGCACTGCTGCATTCTTGGATGCCACACCGGCGGCAGTGGTCACAACAGGCGTTGCGGAAATGGTCTCGCGCTTGTCGATGTTCTGCCAAAACGTGACCTGTTCGGCGTCGCGGTATTTCAACATATTATCGTGGAACACCTCGGGAATCACGCGGGCGTCGATCTGGCTCTGTGTGCCGCTGTACAGATAGAGGTGCTGACGATCATACGGAGTGTGTCGCATGATGTTGTACGTCGTGCCGCCGATCTTCCAATTCTGATGCCAGTTGATGGACCGTTCCTTCATCAGGCGGGAAATATCGTTGATACGGCCATAGGCGTACTTTGCAAAACCCGGGAAGTTCGCTTCTTTGTAGACGTCCTGCACCGTCAGTTCGGTGCCCTGCTGGGCGTTGTACTCATCGAGCAGATACACAACGCTGTGTGGGCTGGTCACAGTCATGCCGGTCAGATGGTTGGCCATCAGGTTGTTGGCGAGGTTACGCCGGTCTGCCTCGATCTGGTTAGACAGGTGCAGCACGAAAGACGACCAGAACTGCGCCAGTTCCTCGGGGCCCTTGAATGCTGCTTCCATCTGGGTGTCTGCCTGGGTGTACACGCGGCTGTAGTTGGTCTGTCCGTAGTAGTTTGTCTGGAGGACTTTGGGCTTGTGGACTTCGTACATGTCCACGCTCTGGCCGTCCTCCAGCGCCCACGCCTTATCGGTGACGGGGTCGGTGTCACAGAAATTGATCTTTCGCACATGATTCGACCAGTCGTCGCCCGTCACCTGCAAGCGCTTCAAAGGCGCATCGTAGGGGCGGACGGCAAAAATGGTACGTCCCAACACCTGACTGATCGCTTTGGTGTAATTGTCGGTGCCGGTCAGCAACGTGGCCTGCGCAACAGACACGAAACTAGACGTATCCACGATGGGCGACGTCGGTTCCTGGCCCGTGGCCATTTTATTGATCTCGGTCAAAATTGCGGCAATATCCGCAAAATCCATACCAAGGGGCATGTTACTTCACTTCCTTTCCATAGGTCGGGTCGATAATTCGGGCCGTCACCGTGTCGGCGTTGGCCGTCGGCTGCTGCTGGATGCCAAGGCCCAGCGCGTTTGCCTGCAACGTCTGGGTCATAGTCTGCATTGCCTGCGCGGTAGTCTGCTGACCCTGCAAAAGCTGCTGCAACAGGGTTTCGAGGCCATCGTACTGCGCCGCGGGCTGCGGTGCGGGCTGCGGGACGGGCTGCGGTGCGGGCTGCGGGACGGGCTGCGGCGCGGGCTGCGGCGCGGGCTGCGGCGCGGGCTGTGGCTTCTCCATCGCTTCAATTTCTGCTTTGGTGTATCCGGCCATAGCGAGGGCCGCTTTTTCACTGATTTTCAACTTTAGTCGCCTCCATTACAACGTATGTGTCATGCGCCAAGCATTTAACGACTTGGGCTTTGTCTCCTTCGGTGACTGGGCCCACTGCACAACACTGCCGCGTGTGGGAATTGTCGGCCCAGTCACTATAATAGCCGATACTCAAACGAGCGCACAAATCAGCCAGCAGGAACGCGCGTTCGTTTGTGATCGACTGGGCAAAAATGATATAGCACCCCATAAGTCAGCTCTCCTTCTTTATATCGTCCAGAGCGAGCCGCATTTCGGTGATAGCCGCGGTATTCTCCTTGACCACGGTATTGCACTGATACCACATCAGCAAAAACGCGGCAATGGGGAAACCAACGTTAGAAATAGCTTGAATAACAATATTAGCATCCATTTTATGCACCTCCCTTACAGATACAAGTAAATCCTCGGTTCTTGCGCTGGCTGACGCTTGCCCGCCCCTTCTGGGGGCTGCCTGTGGGCACCGAGGATTATCTTTAGTATATATCCGCTGTGTAAAAAGTCAAGTACCGCAATACTCGCGAAAGAAAATTTCATCCGAGTATCGCTCAAATTCAAGTTGCCGCTGCAAGTATGCGGGCCAGATGTACCCATACGCGGCCCTAAACCGCTTTCGCTCGTAATCGCCGGTGCCATAGGTGGGCATCTCGCCGGACCTGTGGCGGCAAACATAGTAAAGGGGTTTGCTCTTATGTTCGTAAATGCAACACCGGCCAATCTGTACAAGTGGGTAGTATTCACGCAAAGGCCGGGACACAACCAGACTTTTTTCTTCTGCGCTATACTGGTTTTCAATAGCTGATCTATAAAAGTCGGTGCCGCTCATGGACCTATAGAGGGCCGTATTTGCTTTTTCTTTTGCAATAGGACTATCGACAAGATCAATCAGCAAAATGCCTTTATCGGCCAGCAGCTTCACGCGCTCTTTCTTCCCGATCATCTTTTCTACTGTATCGGTGATCTCCCACTGCATATAATAGGGATTCGCCATGCCAACGGCGTTTGACATACACAGCAGCGTCAAAGGCTTTTGCCCCTTTAATTCGCGGTTACGGTTGACCGTCTCGTAAATGTTAGCAAGGCCTACGCCCTCGCCTCGCCGATAGTAGTCGGACTCTTCTTTCTGGTATTCATCCAAAATAATAATGTTAGTGTGAGGACTTGAAAAACCACGGGTGCGGGCCAGGGTGACGACGCTCCCCACAACTCCGGCCATTTGGGCCGGTTTTATGGGAGAACCTGTATCAGTGTAGGCCCCTGCATTGCCCACTTCATACAGTCCCGCTATTTTGGGCAATTTAAAAGGGGCGTAATGCGTTTGCAGATCGTCGTTCAACGGAGACCACGGCCACATACTGGGGGAGGCGCATATAAGTTCCGCTTGCTGCGGTGTGCGGCGCAGATACAAAAATTCTTCCCCGGTCTGGTGGACGTGCTTTAGCGCTCCATAAGTTTTGCCTGTGCCACGTCCGCCCCATATAAAAATAATAGACGCCCCTGTTGACAAAATGCCGTTTTTTTCGGAAAAGTTTGGCCAACCTTCATCGGTGTACAGTTTAATCATCAGATAACCTCCATAATCTTGTACCCTAATATCTTTGCGTATTCGTCGGTTATTCCCAAAGTGTAGGTATTATCACAAATACACAGGTTTCTCGTAATGTGGACCGTGTGCCCGTCAACCACAAAATCGGGAACAGTGGGCCGATCATTATAAATAACCTGATTTCCTGCCGCCAAACAAAAAGTAAACCCGGGCTTGAATACTTCAAAACCGCCCCACAGGGCCAGCTCCAAACCGCCTTTACGCTTGCTGACTCCTGCTATGGTAGTAGTGATAGGCCCGCCTTTTTTATAAGTAGTCGCGTATTTTTTAGCGCCCCACGTCATAAACTCCGCATAGCTGCGCTCCTGCTCATACACACCCATATAATGGGTATTGCCTTTTGGGTCTGCAGCGCAAGCGCCATTGTCTTTTGCAAGCTGTTTTACCGCTTTGTTGAACTCCGTTAAATCAATATTGCCCATGTATTTAACAGAGTCAGTATCGCAGTACACGCCATTCTTGCCCGCTGCCCATTGCGCTATTTTTAGGCGCTTGCGAGTGTGGGCCGTTGTCCATACACCCCATTGGTAGGGCAAGAACAGGTGCGGACGGTGGTCGTTATAGCTTTCCTCCGGGTCGTCGGTGCATTCACTCCACAGATTGTCCGGGTTCTCCTCGTCAAAAAGTGTGTCCAGCTGTAGGGGGTCTTGTGCGGTCATACCATAATAGCTGTTAAGATCGCCCTTGGCCTTGACATAATACAAATCTTGACCGGGAACCCCTTTAAGGGACGTTTTGCCGGTATAGCTCTCTTTAACGCAATCCGTCAAGGGTTTTGGCAATTTGCCATAATCGGACGTGTACAGGTCCAGAACATTAAGGGCGTCCCAATCATATTCTTTGGCAATAATTCGGAAGTCAATATCTGTTATTGTGATCTCGAAATGTTCAGCAGACAACAGACGACCATTGTCGTTAATGTATCCTTCACAGTGCCGAACTTTCGCAAGCGGGATATACGGAAACCCCCACCACTTGAACCGCTGGCGTAGACCTTTTACTTGCAAGCGCATCAAACACGCCTTGCCGTGTCTCATACATTGCATCAGACGCTCGACAGTGGCTGGTTCCTGCCTAAATGGAGTCATAGGAAAATAACATTCACATTGTACCGCGGGGTAGGCGCTAGACATATCCACGGAACCGACGTTTTCCAAATGTAGCCCCACATAATAGCGGTTGGCGTGCGTGTCACCACCTCGGAAGGCTTCGCGCAGCATTTGATATAATTCCCAAGAGGGCAAAAGGCACTTGACCCGTTTAATGCCCCATTCGTACATAGCCTTCCGTGCCATTCGTCTTACGTACCCGGTGCGCGTTAATGGTAACGTATACAGGTCGTCGCCGTCTCGCTTCATCTCAATTAACAGGCACTCTACAATACACCGAACGTCATTGATACAGTACGCTAATTCTGTAGATGTCAGGGGAGTCCATGGATACCGCACTTTTGAATAATCAAGAGCGCCTGTTAATTTGGCATGAGGTGCACCCAGCTGCTTGCCCCAAGCATCAAGGGACAAGTTGCTGTGTCTCATACTGCACCGATATTCAATAGCGCGGTTGTCACATTTTAAGACCCGGCGGGGCTTGCTGGCGAATACGTCGCCGGGGCCAAAATCCAGAACCCCCGACAAATATTGGAATTCGTGAGCCAAATTGTGAACGTACATGCACAGATACCAGTCACCCTGTGGGACACTGTTTGCCTGCAAGTAGTCGCTGATCGCGCCTGTAAAATTTAACCACTCGTCCCAAGTTCTACCTATAATAGTAATATCCAAACCAAGTTGACACTGCCAAATATACATAATGGTGTGGGGGTTATCGTCAGCGTCAACACACACTCGGCTAGTCTCAATATCGAACGCACAAGGCATATCTACATACAGTCGTTTCTTGTTCGTTTTGCGCTTTTTTCCTTTTGTGTGCTTGCGGTCTAGGTGCTCCATTAGCCAGGGGACAGGGTTATAATTACAAGCCTCCGCCAAAACCTCCGCGCAGGTCGGCAGAGCTGCTCCCCTCGCTGTAGTCCCATTCTTTGCCATAATTGACCTCGCCTTGCTGCCACTTTACAAAATCGTCAATACTGACGTTGTAGCCGCCTTTCTCACGCCAGTACATGACCGGCTGATCGGACGGATAATAGTACACGCCCGATGCCTTTACGATATCCCACCATTCAGACAGGGCCGTGTATTGATCTTTGGGAACGTCGGCAATGTCAATGCCGCCAACCTTCATTTTTTGTTCGAATTCGGCCCGTGCACCGCCGACGGTGGAGCCCTTGGAGCGCACAAAACGCGCTACATCCGCAAGGGCCTGCTCCAATGCTTTGCGGTCTCCTCGCATTGCCTTCAAGGTTGGGAACCCACCGGCAAATTCCTTGTAAACGTCGCTTGTCCCGCTAATGGGGTCTTTTGATAGGCGCTTAATACGTTTCTGCGCAATGTCACGCAGTCGCGTGTATTCTTTGCGCATTTGATTATCGGGCCAAGACTCCAAGGCATAGGGGGTGTACAGCTCGGAGCTGTATTTGAGGGTTGCACTTGCTTTAGCTGCGCCTACTGCCATGCTTCTTCTGCTCCTTTCTATTCATAATCATATAATACCAGTCGAGGGGGTCTGCTTCAATGCCTAGGCCGTTAAAAATGATTTTTGCCCATTCAGAGCGGAAAAAATCAACGTCTTTGTTGGCGACTCCACTGTATACAATGGCCATGGCAAGATATATCATGGAGTCGTCGCATTTTAGCAAGGTTAGTCGGTTATCTATAATTTTCATGGGGCCTCCTATAATAAATAAGGCCGCCGCATTTGCGGCGGCCTTTGGTTAGATTAAACCAGATTCAACGACAAAACCTGACCTTTTTTGGTACTGATAAGTACAGGTTTGATCTGCACCGGCTCCGTCCACGTGTCAGGGGTACCGAGCAGCGTAAACATACGCTTCAAAGACTGATACACGCCAACGGAAACACAGGCGTAGGACTGCCCATCCTCGGTAATGAGGACGACACGCGGAGCAATCGTTTTGCCCTCGGGGACGTCGTCCTTGCTGACCTCCACGCACTCCACGGAAACATGAACCAGCGACAGAACCTCGTTGACGTGCTCCTTTAGCTTGTTGGCGGGGTTGCTCGTCGCATTGTAGAATGCAACCGCAGCCGAACGGTCAGAAAGGTTCATATCTGTGTACCCGACTCCGGTGTTCATCACGTCGGACACCATCATAGCACCATTGGTTTCGGACTTCATCATTGTTTCAGACATAATATAAACTCCTTTCATATGTGCCCTGTCTCATCAATACCGGGCGGGCGATCCCGGTAGACGGCCCGGAGGCCGTTTCGACTTATTGCATGTACTTATTGTACAACTTTTGATAGAACTTACGCATGTGCTCGCGTACTTTGACAGCCCCTTGGTACTCAAGATCAGCCGACAAACAAGAGCCCTTAAATACTGTAAGGTTACTTAGTTCGTCGTCGCAATGAATAAGCGCTTGCCGATAACCTTCCAACCATGCACGATTATATGTGGCTTTGGCCGCGTCCTTTGGGTCCTCATACTCGCAACACGTCAGAGTACCGTCGGAATGTATCTCAATGATGAATTTACGCATTTTCATTTGTGGAGTCTCCTTCCCAGATAATATTCATAGTCTTGGCAAGAGTGACAATTACCTTGATACTATCAATAATGTCGTTCTCGGTCAGTTCTTGCAGGTTCTCACCATCAAGAGTAATGTTATCATCGGTTAAAGTGATTTTAATAGCGACTTCGTGCTTCATTGGTGTTCCTCCCTTCGTCTTAATGGATTATATATAGTATACCACATGTTATATTGTATATGTTGCTATAAACATTGTAAAAATTGCTATACTCCCCTACCATATGGGGTGTGGGTACTATATTTTGTGTCAATTGGCAAATTGCACAAAAATTGGTGCGTTGGGGAAGAAAATTTTGTGCAATCTGCTATTACG